GTTGGAGTTGGGGTAGGCGTTGGGGTTGGTGTTGGAGTTGGGGTAGGCGTTGGCGTTGGAGTGGGTTTGGCAGCAGCCTTTGTTGGAGGGGCAAGATTAACCAGCGTATTGCTGAAAATCATATTGCCACCCTGATACTTAGGGTCCTCTTTAAACTTTGGGTTTAATGCATAAAGTTGTTTAAGAGTAATGCCAGCATCTCTAGCAATTTCGCTAAGAGTATCGCCAGGCTGTACACGAACGGCTGTATCAGGTCTTGCTTTATCTGGTACTGCCATTATGACACCATCCCAAACTTAGTCAACATTGCTTTGCCGTAATTCATATAAGTCTCATCAGCATTTTTTGTGTACTGCCAACGCTCATCTGCCTTAATCATTTTTGCTGCTTCCCACAAAGGGCGAGCAATAATCTTGCTTGGGTCCTTAGGGTCAACAGATTGAAAAATCTTTCCATCTTTAAATAATGGGTCATCCCATTTAATTGTGTCAGGGTCAACCTCTAGTAAGTCTGCAGCCTTTTGACGATAGTTAGATGTCAAGTCCCAAAGGGTTACACCTGCGTTAATCTGGTCTGCAAAGACTCCATACTTAGTAGCAGTGTTCTTGCGAATCTCTGCTTTAATGTCATCAACTGATGAGCGAACACGAACACCGTTCTTATCTGTAAGACCCATAAGGCGCTGTGTAAAGTTTGTTCTATCACCAGCAGTGAGTTCCATACCCATGGTCCGTGCCCAATCAGCAACATCCTGAGTCTGTGCTGAATAAAGCCCACCCTTAATCTTCTTAACAATTTCAGTGTTACTTGTGATGATGCCTTCAAGTTGCGATGGAGTCCAGTTATGAAGGTATGCGTTCTCGCCCAAGGCTGCTAAATAATTAGATACCATTGGGTCAGTAGCATCTAAGCCAAGGTCTGTAGCAGTCTTTGAGACTATCTGACGGTATTCGTTAACGCCTTCGCGGTAGTTATTTTCTCCGCCTTTAATGCGGTCAAGAAGTTTTTGAGCAACTGTTGGACCGTTTAAACGGTACCACTCAGTGTCGTTAATCATTGTTGCAATAGTTGCAGCATCATATTTAAATGAGCCGTCAGAGTTACGAACCTTTTGGTAGACAGCATTAAGTTCAGGAATAGTTTGAAGCGCAGTAATAATCCATGTTGCCATAGGAGGCGCTTCTGTCTCTACAAGACCAGCCTTATACTTCTTGCCACCGTATTCGCCAGTAAATGGCTTACCGTTTGAGTAAAGAATACCGCCGATTGATTCCATTGCCATTACGATTTAAGTCCTAACGCTTTGACCAGAGCGTTGCCAAACACATCTGCTGTTTGGAACTCTGCGTATCGTGGGTCTTGCTTTGCATAAGCCTCGACATCAGCAAGCACATCTGTTGGTCCATAACCTGGTGTTGTTTTAACTCTAGTTGTATTACCAGTGGTTGTGCGTACTGTCTTAGTTGGATTCTTTGCTTCTTTCTTGCGAACAATAGAAAGAATCTCTTTGTACATTTTGTCATCAACTGTAGCCAAGCCAAGTGATTGAGCAAGTTGTCGCTTTGCGGTAGTTCTAATATCAGCCTCAGCCATAGGACTTACATCAATAGTGGTGCTAGTCTGGCTACCGCTACCTGTCAATCCTTTTTGAATATCAAGGAGTTGCCATGGGCTAACCTTGTTACCAGCACGAGAATAATCTAGTGACAACTGACCATATTGATTCCATGCTGTTTTAACTTGAGTTAAATCTGCAGTTGGAGAAAGAACGCCAGCAGTAACAAACTTTTGCTTAGCAGCAGCAATGCCTGCTAGGTCTACTGGAAAACTTTTGTTCCAGTCAGCAAGACCAACAATCTCTGGTTTAGAAATTGCAAGAGTTCCACCAAACTTACGGCGAGGAACTAAAGTTTCTGTTTCTTTTCCAGTAAATACACCAATACCGTTTAAACCTTGCAGTGGGTTTACATAACCTCTTGCTGCCATAAAGTTCCCGATGTTGTTGGCACCTAGTCCAAGTTGTTGGGCTGTATTCCCTTGTAAAAATTGTGTAACATCTATACCTTGAGCATCAGCATTAGCAATGGCTTGAGCAAATGAATCTTGAGCCTGGAGTTCAGCAGCAGATGCATTAACATCTATTTCTGTGCCATCGTTGTTCATTAAACTTGAGGCTGCTTGACCAGTAACAAGAACACCGCCACCAATAAGAGCCTTCTTTTTAAGGCTCATCTTGGCTTTCTTGCCTGTTTCTTCTGCAACTTTGGTTGCAGTTTTCTTAGCAAAAATAGACTGCCCAAACTTTAATAATGCTTGAGCAATTTGACCGCCAGCCAAACCGCCTTGAAGAACACGGAACTCTTTAACAGCAGCCTTAAGTTCAGCCTCAGACTTATCGGGATGCATCTTCTTTAAGAAGTCATATTTTTCTTTATCTGTCATAGTCCTATCCCAATGTTACTGGGTCGTTTTGGAGAAAGCGGTTATAGAAACTGCTGAACTCTAACGACTCCTGCTTAAGTGTTGCAATTGTTTGATTCCACAGACCTTCAAGGTCTGAGTTATCTTCTGCTGTCAATGTACCACTTGCACCGCTTGCCTTACGGCTTGCAAGTTCTCTAGCGATTTGTTTGCGGGTTACATAGTAAGTAGCAAGTGCTCCAACTACTGGTTGGTTACCGTTATCTTGCATCCATTGTGGGTCACGAAGGATTGTCTCAATAGACTGCATACGGTAAATCCATTTACCCTTGTCAACGCTGTAGAAGTCAGCAGCCCAGTCTTTATTTGTTGCTGCTAATTGCTGTGTAAATGCTTGCTTAGCAAGATTAAGTTCTTCTGCACCACGCTCTGAATATGCTGTGTAACCTTGGGCAAATAGTTGCTGGTCAAGATAATCCATAGCCTTGCGGTAATCAATCCAACCCATCTTCTTCTGAGCATCTTGCTTGAGAAGTGCTGGGTTACGCTGACCACGGAAGTTTTCTGTTGAGCCAGGAACTGGAGAGTTACGCATCTGCCATTGGTATGCTGCTTGGCTAAAGTCATACTTGCCATCTGGGTCATTGACTAGGAAGCCAATCATCTCAGGTGTAGTAGTACCAATCTTTGAAATTAGACCGTTGTATTTCTTAAGGTTAGCAACGGCAGCCTGTGTAGCATCTACGCCAGTGTTATTAAGTGATGCTGAGATTGTAGCCTCACCCATTTCTGGGTACATCTGCAAGAACAAAGCATCTGCCTGAGCGCCGTAAGCCTGTTGAATCTTGCGGTACTGCTGTGTATACCAACCCAAAGGTGAGTCATACTGTGCAGCAAAAGGCAAGACAAGATTAGAAAGCATCTTAACCTTGTACATGTTCTGTGTCAGGTCATTGATTTCTTTAAATGTAGGTTCAGTCTCACGCTCGCCTAGGCGATACTTAATTAGTTCATAACGGTAAACAGTATTAAATGTTCTTGACCATGAACCATCACGAGTGCCTGACCAAAGTTGTGCAGCCTTTTGTAGTGCAGGTGGCAACAAGGTTTTAATTGGCGAATCATCTGCACCAAATGGAATTATTGGGCGCAAGACTGATTCAAAGTCAGGGCGCAACAACTCAAGGTACTGAGCAGGGATAGCAACTACTGGACCAAAGCCAGCATGTAGTTCACCCTGGAACATAACATCAAGTGAGCGAATAGGAATACTTACTTGGCTTCCAGCACTGCGAATAGCCTCAGCCAAACCTTTACCGCCAGGAACTTTCTCCATTGACTTCATAAAAGTTTCTGGCATAGGTAGAACTAACTTGCTATCGTAACTAAACTTGGTTGATGGGTTACCATCAGCATCAACATAATTGTTCTGATTACTTAGGGAAGCAGTAATCTGACCAGCACGAGCAATTGCTACTGGGTTTTCCTTTGAAAGGGTAGTCCAACGGCGTACAGAGTTTTCCCAGGCGTTAAAGAACGGCATCATGTAGCGCATCTTTTCGCCAGCGTATGACTTACGCATAATTGTAAAGAGAGTCTTGTTTACTTCTTTACGAGTAGATTCAACTGCATCCTTACGGAAAGCGTTAATCTCATCAAGAGTAAGTTCAGCCTTTGGGTCGCCTGTTTGTGAACGCTTAAGTGAAAGAGCAATGTCTCCACGCTGCTTCATCTCTGCACGGTATACAGCACGAGCCAATGGGTGACGAGCAAGTGTTGTCTCAGGTAATGAACCTAGGAAGTAGAAAGCCTTTTGTACAAAAGCCTGCGCTGCTCCGCCCATACCTTCAATTCCAGGTGATGTAGGAACCACGCTACCAATAATGTCTGGCATTGATGGCTGGTCTGCAAAGTGTGTACGAAGGAACATCTCATCTAGTTGGTTATTTCTAAACGCTTCTTGAATCTCAGCATCTGGAAGGTAACGGGCATAGGCAGAGTGTAGGTTTCCTACAAAGTCCTCAGCATCAGTGCCTACATTGAGGCGCTCGCTAGGTACTTTAAAAGCCCTGTCGTCAATGTTCATCTTAGATGCATACGCTTTACCCTCAGGGGTTGTGCGTAACCATCTAACAACCTGCTCTGGAGTTTGGTTATCTAAAAACTTTCCAATGATTGGGTCAATCTTGTTTTCGCTTGGTGAGCGCCACATGTTGTTAAGGTAATTAGCGTAGCCATTGAAGTAGCGTGGGTCATTAGATGACAAACGCAATTCTTCCATGCCACCATAACGAGCAGCAAACAACTGAGATGGAGCATCAGCCATTAACTTGTAGGTGTCAGCGTTATCTGTACGCTGCATGAGAATATCTCCCAATTCACCTTGCGCTGCATCAGGATGTTCAATAACTGTTCCATCGTAAAGTCTTGTTGTACGCATACCAGTACCAACTCGTGCTTTTGGTGCGTTTAAACGAGTTTCTTGTACAACACGAGCATCAAGTCTTTGTAAAAGATTTTCATGCTTAGCCTTGGCTAATGAGCCTCTGTCTGCTAATTCACGAACAAGATTGATTACGCCATCGGCGGGATATTTGCCGTTGGCGATGAGGTCTGCAAGTTCGCTTGTGCTCTGGCTATAACTTGGTCGGCTAAATCCTCTGCGAACGCTCGGCGCTCCGCTGGTGACATCTCCTGTACTGGCTTTTCTGACTTGACCCAGTGCAAACCCTTCGCTGGCTCCTTCATCACCTGTTCCTCCTGTATCAATAAAGGCATTGTCTTTATCGCCCTTAGATATTCTATCAAGGTCAGCGATTGCCTGTTGGTTACGACTCTTACCAATCTTAACTGCTTTGGTGCGGTCTTTAATAACATTAACAGGCTCAGCCCATACGGTAAGCACGCCGTTATCGTTAGGAGCAACCCATGTTCCAAAGTGGTCTGCGCCCTCAAACTTATCAAGGTTGTCCTCAATGTGCTGAATTAGCGACTCACGAGCAGCAGGAGAATCAGCAATAACATCATCAAGTTGCATCTGCCAAGTAGCGCCACGAACTGCTACTGAATAACCTTCTTGAGGAACTGCTCCAGTTTGGAGTTCAAAAGTTCCACCCTTGTTGGCTACAGTTGCTTGAAGCATGTCAATAATACGAGACTCGTTTTTGCGAAGGTTCTCGGTATTGCGGATAGTCTCAATGCGTGTACGAGCAAGGTCTGCTGCTGGGTCCTGTGTGGCAGTTTCAACCATCTTAGGGTCAACAAGAACTGTTGCGCGACCATTAGCCTTAGTATCGGGAAGTGTTAACTTACCAACTTTGTTATCACGCATCCACTCAAGAAGTTCTTTTTCTTTTCCCTTCCATGAGTCTGGCTTACGCAAGTCAAGTCCAAGTGCTTTAAGTTCTGGATAATCATTTAAACCTAGGCGTACTCGTGAACCAGCAAATGTGCGTAGGTCAACGGCTGTACCATATACTTTAGAAGTAACAACTTGTCCTTGGTTGCCTGGCTTAACAATTCGGAACTGTCCTTCAACCAATAACTTTTGTGAAATTGAATCAGGGTCAATAGAACGCCATGAACCAGTCTGTGGGTTAAGAAGTTCTACACGATTGCCATTGGCAACGCTATTACGGAAACCATCACGCATATCTGCAGCAATAGTTTGCAGCGCTTTAGAAGCCTGTACTTGTGGAACTCTCCTTGGAAGGATTGCCTCAACAGTAACTGCATATCCATCTTCGGCATTTCCGCCACGGCTAATGACACGAAACTTTGTTCCTGCAGGTAGGAGAACTTCTGATTCTCTATTAACCATCCGCATAGATTCAGTGCGAAGATTTGCGTATCCCAAGTTTTTCATTTGGTTATAGGTTTCAGGAATATCTAAAGCATTTAAACCTTTAGGAAGTTTCATTTCTATTTGTGTAGAAATTGAACCTGGCAAAGTCATTGGTCCGCCAGGTTGAAGATTTAATGTATCAACTTTTTCTATTGGACTTGGGGTAGCAAAGTTTCTAGCAACATCATCACTATAACTTGTAGAAATAAAAGCAGGTTCTTCAATTATATCGCCAATTTGAGCGTTAGCAAAAGGATTCTTTGGGTTAGTAGTTCCGCGATATACAGTTAATGGTTTAGTAAGAACACTTCGTTGAATTGTTCTTTGTAGACCTGCTGGAAGGGTTGGTATATTTCTTCCACGAGATGTTGCAAAACTTGGGTCGCGTAACCCAGCCTGAACATCACCAAAATCTCCATTTACATAAGAATTAAGTTCAGTGAACGCTTCATCGTTAATGCGTTCAACAACTGGTTGTGTGCCAATTTCATCAGCAGGACTGCGTTCAATGTTACGAGGCAAACGACCAGCACGCCCTGTAAGGCGCTCTTGGATTCTTGCTGCAGAAATAATTTTCATGCCTGCTTCGGCATAGCGGTTTGCTATGTCATCAGAATATGTCATCGCCAGTGGGCGGTTAGGGTTTAATCCAGTAAGAGCAGTCGGAGAACCATGGTGCAGAATCTCACCTGTACGGTAAGAAGAAATAGTAAGGAACTCAAGAGCCTGTTCTTGTGTTAATTTACCTCGTTTAAACGCAAGTTCAATCGCCTCTATCTGGTCATCAATTTCCTTGTTAAGGCTATTGATTTGAGCACGCTCTGCTTGAGTTCTTGTAAGTTCTTGACGAAGCGCAACTGAATCTTCACGAATACCTTTTTTAACAAGGTTCTTATCTGTAAGGCGCTCAATACCAATAATGCGGTTTTGATACCAATTTGCAGCGCCTTCTTTACTTAGGTCAGCAGCAGCGACAAGTCCGTATCCTTTTGCAAGAATAGACATAGTTGCTTCGGCAGTGTTACGCACTGTGTAACCAAGGCGTAGAAGTACAGAAGCCTTCCATACATCGTTAAGTAGACCCATAACATAACGGTCGCGGTCAGGGTCAATGATGCCATGGCTACCTTCGATAGCCTGAATCAATCCCTTGTTTTCTTTCATAACACGAGCGTAGTTTTCAAGGTCAACCATTGGCAGTGCGTTAGCACCTTGGCGCTCTAGGTAAGGAATCTTAAGAATAACATTGTCGTCAGTCATTAAGAACTTACGGTCACGGATTGCATCCATGCCCACCTTACGGCGACCCTTATATGCGTTCCAAATAACAGCAGCGGTTTCATCAGATATGCCTAGGCTCTGATTTAATTGTGCTATAGCAAAATCTTCAAACGAAGTTGCTACACGAGCACGAGCCTCAGGAATATCTCCTGCTTTAATAAACAAATCAAAGTGGTCTGTAATAGTTGTATCTGCAGTTGGACCAACTAGGTTACGCAGCATGCCACCAAAGGCTTTCATTTCATTAAACGAATCTGAATCGTTAGCATTGAAATAACCAGCAGGGCGCTCGCCTGCCCAGCGCTCAGCAAAGTTAATTACTGCAACTACTGGGTGGTACTTAGTTGGTTGGAAAATACCAAAAGTTGGATATGCAGTTGGAGAAGGTTGTTCTCCTAAAGCACGGGCTGTTTTACGCTCAGCCTGGCGGATTGCACTCTTTCCAGCAATGGATGGTGCAAAGGTACGCTTAGTTAAATCAGCACCTTTTTCAGTTAACTTAGTTAGGTACTGAATATATGGGTCCTCGTCAGCAAGTTTAACTAGAGCCTGTGCTGCTTCAAGTAAGTTTTCATCTTGAACAATACCGTTAGTAGGTATGTTGTTAGCAATCTTTTTATCTAATTCAGATACTGTCTTAAGTCTGTCGTATACAAATGCCAAGTCTTTACGCTTTGCAACAAGGCGAGCCATGGCTTCTGTATCTTTAGCAGAGACGGCAAGTAGTGTGTCCGCAACATCATCTACAGTGTTTACTTCGCTAAGCAGATATGTCATTGTATCTGCATCATTAGATGCATCAACTACTGGGTGATTACGAATCTTTAATCCCTTATTATCAGCAAGGAACTCAAGTGTGTTGTATAAACCACCTTCTGCTGTACGACCCTCGTTAATTTTTGTAGCCAAGGTTTGAGGAGAGATGATTGTTACACCACGAATACTCTTTGGCATAAAGAAATCTTTAGCAAGAGATGTAGCACTAGCATCTTCTGGACCCATTGGGCGTGTAATTAAGGCTTTACGAGCAAGTCCAACACCTTTAGCAACTTTACCAAGTGGGTCAGTTACGGTAGTAAAAACTGTGTCATAGGCACCTGATATGGTGCGATATTGCCAGTTAGTATCAAAGATTTCACGGTCTTTAGGGTCAAAGATATTAAAATCGCCACGAAGTTCAGATTTCATTGGGTCAAAGCGTGATTGCAGGTAAGCAAGTGCTTGACCCGCTGAAATCTCTTTGCGTTGCTCGTAGGCTTCTTGGAAGTTACCTGTAGCAAGACCAGTTAAACCCGCAGATAATGGCTCACGAAGGTACTTGCCACCAGTTTCGTAAGATGCTTTAAATACTGGAAGAACTGCATTATTAAGTATGCCACCTACAGCCTTACGGGGTAGGTATGTAGCACCTGCAGCGGTTACTTTAAATGTATCGCCAAGTAATTGAAAGGCATCGCCTACCCAAGACTTATCGTTAGTGGTAACAGAGGCAAGGTCCTGCATTGCAGTAGCCAAACCAATGTCTCTACCGAAATCGTTTGTGTTAGCCCATCTACCAATGTTTTCTAGGAACCCCATTAAAGAACGCTCCGCAAATAACGAACATAGTTGCGGAAGGCGTTAGATGCGGATGGAGATTCTGCAAGAATAGCAAGTGTTGGCAAGGCTGTAAGCATGCGCTGACGGTCCTCATTATTAAGAGTTGACTCGTTAGCGTACATAACTTCGCTACCTGCACCTTCGCCCATATCAATACCAGTAGTTACTGGTTCATTTGGGCGGTCTGTTGGGGCATCTAACTGTGTTAACTTCTGCATTGATGGTGCTACTTGTGGGCGACCTTGTGATGGAGACATTGGCATTGTAGGAGATGCGTTCATTGGAGCAGATGTTTGTAATTCCATCATTGCTTGATTGTCGCCGTATTCGCCACCCGTCATAGCCTTTGCGCCTTGGGTGCCTGCATTTCCGCTACCACCTGTTGCTGAAACAGCATAGTTATTCTGCGAAGCAGTTGGGCGATTACCGCCACGGTTTTCTATCGCCATGTTATCTCCTTTCCATTTAAGGTCAGTGTTTAAAATTAGTGAGCAGTTTTTAAACTTACTCAGGTTTAAGGCTTACTTTGAGCCGTGTGTACCTGATGGTTGTGCTGAGAGCATTGTGACGGATGCGCCAGGCTTAGAAGCCTTTGGCATACCATCCTTGCGTGGTTGCTGTGTAACTGCCTTTGAGTTTCCAGCACCGCCCTGATTAGCAGGCTTTGATGCCTTGCCAGGTTGGTTGTTTGGATACTTTGCTGTACTTGTATTCGCCATGGTTTCCCTCCTCCCCTAGATAGGTAGTCGCCGTGCGACTGTTGCTTGTAGATTAGGTTCACCACGAGCACCAAGTGATGCAAGTAGTGATTGAACATCTGGTCTACCGCCTGGGGCGATTTGTCCTGGCGCTACGCCTTGCATACGCCCTGATTCGCTCATGCCCAGTGGAAGTTGCCCGTCACCTGCTGTTCCTTCGCCTGGCATGCCCATAGATTCGGGACTTACTGCGCCAGGGGCTGCAGCAGGTGCGGGATTCTCAGGTTTAAACGCATCTTGGATTGCTATTTCAATAGCAGTTCCCTTTTGGCGTTCAGTAATTACATACGAAAGTTTGCGTAGGATGTCGGATGGGTCTTGTCCTTGGCTTGCAAGGGCTGGAATTGCTTGTGCGTATGAGGCAATAGCCTGTTTCATAGCATCACGGAGTTCTTCTGTCTCTACCTTTTGTTCTTCATTGGTTGCATTGAAGGAGAAAGGCATCTGTCGGCGTAGGAAATCACGGGAAATCAACTTGTCACCTCGTGCTTGTAGTCCAAAGACTAATGCACGGTTAGGGTCAAGTCCTGCCATCAAGCCATATTGAATATCTACGGTGTAATCACCAGCAATATCACGACTTGGCTTGTACTTAATGTCGTAAGGTGTTCCGTTATAGACACCTCGTAGTTGTTTTTCTTGGTCTTTAAAGATTTTTTCATCAACTTTAAGAGCAAGTGCTAACAATTCTGTAAAGGCACGGGCAAACATTGCATGTGCAGTCTTGATTTGTGTATCAAAACCACCCATGAGTGCCTTAACACCCTGACCTGTGATAATAGAAGCATCTGAATTACCAGTTCTTGCTTCTGGGAAGCGTGAGCCTAGACGGAGTTCGCTTTCAAGAACTTGTGACTGTGCGAACACATTATTAGGAAGTTCAAGTGGGACTCTGCGAATCTCATTAGGCTTGCTTGAACGCATAATTGCATCTGGTCCAAGGGCTAACTCCTGACTGTCGAGTGGCATAGCGATAGGCGCTTGCACTGATTTGGTTGCTGCTTCAAGTGAAAGTAACGCATAGCGTGCTTTAGCAACTTGAATAGCAAGGACATCATCAAACTGTCCACGGGATTGGTCATCAATAGATGGTCGCATTACAACACGAATCATGCACTCACCCATTACATTGGGTGCTCTATCCAATACAAGATTGTTCTTGTTAGGCATAAAGATTAAGTCTTGGTCTTTGTCGTGGAAACGAACAATCTCAGACATAGTAGAAGTGTTGTTCTTATCGTAGATAAGGTGTGCTACTTCTGGATACTTAGCCATTAGTTCTTCTGTTGGCTTGTTCATGCGCTGGAAGAACATAGTTACACGACCATAACGGTCAATAACTGGGTAAGAACCTAGGGAATCAAAGAACTTAATGCGTGGCATATTGTCATCTATGTCAATTTCAACCTGTGCTGGAACGAATCCATAAGTTACATAGCGGTCTGCAGCATTAAACATCTGGGTCTGTAGGTCAGAGAAGTTAACAATACCGTTAACGATTTCTCCACGCTTATCTGCCTTCTTGCGTGCTGTTTCTGATGCCATTGATGTAGATGTGCATGAAAACGATGGTAATGGTGCAATAACCTCTGATAAGTCACGGGCTGCAATATCAACCATGTTCGCAACAATAGGGTTCTCGAAAGGACCATCTGGGAAAAGGTCTGGGTAAACATCTCGCATCTTACCTTGACGAACCATAAGAACTTGATTCATGCGTTGGTCGCGGTCATCATACATACGGCGATAACGGTCATAATAATTCTTAACTTCTTCAACGGATAGTGCCATGTTCACCTCCTATCATTGTGTATATGCGTAATCATTTAAGTTAACGGTTATTTGCTGGCTTCTGTCATGTCTTGTTTGGAACATATTGAACGAGTTGTGTGTACGAGCAAACATGCTTGCGTTGGCAACTCTGTCTCGTACGGCTAGTTCTGCAAACCAGAACGCCATAACACAGTCGGTCTTTTGGCTGCGTGGAGCCTCTGGGTACCAAGTAACCAGTTGTTCGATAAGAGCCTTTAAACCTTCGGACTGGTGTGTAGATGGAAACTCAATAAGGTTTAGACCTTCTTCATGACCATGAAACAATGTAGTAAGAGATGCCACACCAAAGTCTGTATCCCATTTATTGTTTCCAGTATGATGTTCTTTGAGTGTGGCACCCCTTGTTTGTAGGTATTCTCGTACCTCGCGGTCCTGGGTGAGCATTGCTTGAAATGCATTTTTCTCTACACGCCACTCAGAAATTGAATACTTGTCTGTCCAGTCTTTAATTAAAGTTCTAATGTCATCAGGTTTCATACCCTGTTTGTTTGACACATCAAGCACATACCTCTTTTGGGTAGAAACATCAATGCCAATGCACACAGCAGCGGTATACCCAGCCATGGCGGGGTCGAGTCCAGCGACCACAATAAGACCATCCATACCGTTATGTCGGTTGCCAGCCTTATTCTTGGGGATGATGCCAATGTTACGAGCACCGTTAATAACACCCTTGACTGCTTCTTGTGGGAAAGCGCTATCTTCGTGAACTTGCTGTTGCTGATAAACCATAGCCCAGAGATTGGGCGACATCCGACTGCGTTTCTTAGTGAGCGCCTCACCTGTCCACTTGTCGTACAGACCATTAGCATCTGGTACACCATTACCAGACACTGGGGGCATATTGGTTTTAGCCCAAAGGGTAACCCAATCCTTCGGTTCATCGGCAAACTCCAATACCGCAGGTTGAGCGAAATAAGTCCAAGGAGAAGTTTCGTCTGGATAACGCATGGGGTCGCGGAGTTCGGAATATAAATCCTTGGGGCGTAATCTTGTGCCCACTACCAGCAATTTACCGCCATCGTAATCAATACGAGACATAACTTCTGATTGAATCCAGTCAATCTGTTTTTCATACTCATGGGCGTTGGTGTGGTCAACACAGTCATCCATGATGATTAGGTCAGCACGGGCACCGTAGATATGTCCACGAATACCAATAGCCTGAACCGTTGGGTCTTTTTCACCAGAGTCACGAGCCTCGGATGATAGGTAAATAAGGTCCTGCTTCCACGAATCAGAGTTCTTTTCAAATCCGCCTGGAGGTCCAAAGGCGAGGTGTAAGTCCTGATAACGAGGATGGGTGAGTCTGTTCTTTATGGAGAGCAGGAACTTTTGCGCCATAGCCTGGGTTTTAGAAACAACCATTATGCGGATGTTAGGGTTCTGGCAAATTCGATACACGGCATAGTTGACTGTAATAGTCGTTGACTTGGCGTGTTCTGGGGGAGTGTTAACGATGAGTAGGTCTTTATCCCCTGGCTCATAAATAATTGAAGGGTGGACATCCGTAGGTATTCTGGACTCCAGTAAATCAATCCAGTGGCGTTGGTGTGGAAATACTTGAACACCAAGGTACTTTTCGGAAAAAATTTCAAATGGGGGTACTTCTTCGGTCGGACCGCCTACTTCTCCACGGGCGGTCAGAGAGCGCAGTTTGTCTATACCTGCAGCAAAGTCAGGGTCTGTCTTACGGTAATACTCGTAAGTCTTGACACTTCTCCCAACGGCATCCATGGCTCGTTGGACCGAGTAGCCTTGCATGAGAAAATCTATAATCTGCTTCTTTATGGCATCCGACTTATGGGATGCAGCAGTAACTCTTTTTCTTTCCATAGGCGTAGTAGCAGCGCGAGATATATGAAGCGCTGCAGTTTATCCTTTCCTAACCGTAGGCTGTAGCCCTAAGGCGGAAGCCGTAGGTTAGGGCAATTACTAGGGGGCAGCCTCTGGGCTGCCTATGTGCTTTGCCGTAGGGCGACCATTATTTTGCCCTACATATACTATTAGGTGTCCAGAGGACACTTATTGGACATTTTATTTGCAACTTTTTTGTAACGGTTTACCTTTCAGGTAAAACCGCAGGTCAGAGCAGTGTGACCCCAGGGCTATCAAAGTTATGTGGGTAGATACACAGACACACAGACACACATATATTTAAAAACCTGGGGTCAAACATTTTCTTGCTGCTCTGCTTGCATGCATTTGCTTGCTGATTCTGCACTGGCTGCTCGCAAAACTAGGGCTGAGCAGTGCTATCTGCTGGCTTGGCGCTGACTCGCTGCTCGTATCAATCTCGCCCCGACCTAGTAATCGCAGCAGCAATCGCAGCGCTTGTTTAAACTGGTTGAACTTTCAACTACTTTCCAATGGCTCAGCCTGCATGCGTGGCATCTCACTATGTGAGACAACGGCAAACATCGCCATAAGTTACTCATCGGTAACACGCTAAAGTCAGTTGTTTAATATCACTTTAGAGCATCGCAACAATTCATCATCGCTGAAACCAGTATAAATCAATGGTTTTAGAGCATTACTGGTGAGTAACATATTTTTTTGTGTTCATTACTGCATGACCAATCGGAGGCAATCGCATCACCAACGACATCGGCAAAATGCTCTAAAGTCAGTTAAAATCAATGGTTTTAGGGGTGCTTGTAATTTTGTTTAAACTCGTTTACCTTTATCCCAGTGGAACAATCCACTACCGACTGGAAACGGAGCATACTCATGAGCAATCGTGAATCATGGCTTGCAGATTTCGCTAACGCTGCCAAGCCTCACCTCACCGCCAATTTGCCACTTGGTGGCAACGAGGAGGCAGTAATTCGCCTCTCTTGTGGCTTTACCCCTAAAACTGGTCGCAAGGCTGCCGATGCAGCCATTGTGCCTCCATCAGCCAGTGATGATTTCACTGCTGAGATTTTCATAAGCCCGATTATTGACTCGACTGAATCAGTCGCAAAATTGGTGCTGCCA